TAATGACGTCGAAGCAACAGAAGCTGTATGGGATGCTACGCAAGGCGACTTTGTAGCAAGACAGATACTTGCCGATATTGCAGGAATGACTGTTAATGACACAACTAATAGTTTGACAACTAGAATCATCTTTGGGAAAGAGAAAGAGCCTCAAAGTCAGTTTTGTTATAGAGATTTAAGCAGCGATGGTGGCTCTGGATATTTCTGTTATAAAGATTTTCTTAAAGGAAAAGATTGTACGGGAAAGAAACCATACTTCCCAGGTTATACCTTTGATCATGGTAAGTCAATGTATCGCGGTGAAGAAATCGGTGAAGGTGGAAGAGTTTATGCTGAACCAGGAATGTATGAAAATATTCCTGTTTTGGATGTAGCCTCTATGCATCCTCATTCAATATTAGCAGAATGGTTGTTTGGAAAGTATACTGAAAACTTCATGGCATTAGTTCAAACAAGAATTGATATTAAGCATGGAGACTTTGATAAAGCTAAAAAACTCTTTGATGGTAAACTTGAGAAATGGTTAACCAATAAAGAGATGGCTAAGGCATTGTCTCAAGCTTTAAAGATTGCAATCAATTCTGTATATGGTTTGACAAGTGCATCATTTAGTAATCCCTTTAGAGATCCTAGAAACATTGATAATATTGTTGCAAAGCGTGGTGCTTTGTTTATGACAGATTTGAAGTTCGCGGTTCAAGAGAAAGGATTTAAAGTTGCTCATATTAAGACTGATTCAATTAAGATTCCAAATGCTACACCAGAAATTATTGAGTTTGTTAAGAGTATGGGAAAAGCATATGGATATACTTTTGAAGTTGAGAATGAATATGAGAAGATGTGTCTTGTAAACGATGCAGTTTATATTGCCAAACTTAAAGATGGTGAATGGGAAGCGACTGGTAAACAGTTTGCAGAACCTTATGTCTTTAAGACATTGTTCTCTAAAGAACCATTGATATTTGAAGACTATGCTCAAGTTAAACAAGTACAAACATCTTTATATTTAGACTTTAATGAAAATCTTAAAGATGATGAGCATGATTACAAATTTGTAGGAAAGACAGGCTCATTTGTTCCAGTAGTTGAAGGAATCAATGGCGGTTTATTGCTTAGACATGTAAGTGACGACAAGTATTCTTCAGCAGTTGGAGCTAAAGGTTACAGATGGATGGAGTCAGAGACAGTTAAACAATCTGGCTTAGAAGACAAAATTGATATTTCATATTATAAGAGATTAGCAGATGAAGCAAAAGATGAGATATCACAATATGGAGATTTTGAGTGGTTTGTTTCATGACAGCCACTCTTAATTTAATAATGCCAAAATAAAATGGAGGAAAATTAAAATGGCAAGAAAAGAAAGATTAGACGATGTTACAATCAGAGGAGCATCAGGACAGCAATTGATTTTTAGAAACTTTGAAGGTGCTGCTGGTAAGTATAACAATGCAGGAGACAGAAATTTCTGCTTGATAATTGATGATGAACTTGCTGGTGAACTTCAGTCTAAGGGTTTCACAGTTAAGCATACTAAAGCTAGAGATGATTATGATGCAGTCCCTTATATTAAGATTAAGGTTGGTTTTACACTTAAGGATGGAACAGATAATCCGTATCCTCCGAAGATTTACAAGATTGATTCTACAGGAATGAAGGCGCTTGATAAGTCAACTGTTAAGTTCCTTGATGGAGCTAGAATTAAGAATGTAGACTTGATATTCTCTGCATATTCTTATGAAGATAGAGATACAGGTGAGACAAGATATTCTGCTTACCTTAGAAATCTTTATGCTGAAATTGAAGAAAATGATCTTGAGCGTGAGTATAATGAAAGATTTGCTGGTATGGATGCGCAGGACCCTAACGGCATGCCTTTTGATATTTGATAATGCCAAAGCTTGATGACTATCAAGTAAAAGCAATGGAAATGCTGAAGACCGGTGCCATCCTTTGTGGTGACACTGGTTCAGGCAAATCCATAACTGCTTTAGCATACTTCCATGAAAAAGTATGTAAAGGAAAAACAAATCCTTGGAAGGATCGAATTATACCAAAGAAATTGTATATCATAACAACTGCTCGTAAAAGAGATACTCATGAATGGGAAGAAGAATTGGTTAGGTTTCTTTTATTTGAAGAAACAGTAATTGATTCTTGGAACAACATTAAGAAATATATGGATGTGAAGAATGCATTCTTTATATTTGATGAACAACGAGTTGTTGGATATGGAGCTTGGTCAAAAACATTTATTAAAATTGCAAAACAGAATGATTGGATTTTATTAACTGCGACGCCAGGCGATACATGGTCAGATTACATTCCAGTATTTATTGCTAATGGCTTTTATAATAACAAAACAGATTTCTATCAGCAGCACGTAGTTTTAAATAGATTTACTAGTTTTACAAAAATTGAAAAGTATGTTAATACTGGTCGCTTGATATTGTATAGATCTAAAATACTTATTAATATGGAGTATATTAAAGGCACTACTCAGCATCACACATTTGTTACCTGCGGTTATGACAAATCTAAATATGCGTTGATTGCAAAAGATAGATGGAATCCATTTGAGAATCGTCCAATTGAAAATGCAAGTCAATATTGTTATTTGTTAAGAAGAGTTGTTAATAGTAGTAATGAAAGATTGGAAGCAATAGAAAAAATTCTAGAACATAAATCTAAGCTTATTATTTTTTACAACTTTGATTATGAGTTAGAGATGCTGAGAGACTTTGCTAAAAGAATTGATATTTTATGTCAAGAATGGAATGGTCACAAACATGAATTAGTTCCAAAAGGAGAGAAGTGGATCTATCTTGTTCAGTATGCATCTGGTTGTGAAGCATGGAATTGTATAGAAACTGATGCAATGATTTTCTTTAGCCAAAACTATTCTTATAAAACTATGAAACAAGCTGCAGGAAGAATAGATAGAAGAAATACTCCGTACAAGGATTTATATTATTGGCATTTAGTTTCTAAAACTTCTATAGATAATGGCATAAGAACAACACTAAACAAGAAGAAAGACTTCAATGAGTCTAAATTCTTCGCAAAATTTAATCGCGAAAAAAACATATGATATAATAGAAGAGAGGGATAGAATAGGCTTTTTATCCTTATCTTATTAATTTTTAGGAGGTCTTGATATTTATGAGAGAATCATGGTTTCAACGCCGCCTTATAAAAGAGTTGAAGGAAAAGTATCCTGATTCAATAATTAAAAAAGTGGAGCCTCCTCCGCAAGGTATTCCAGATGTATGGATATTTCATACTAATGGAAAGTATGCAGCGCTTGAATGTAAGAAATCAGCGAAAGAGCATCATCAACCGAATCAGGATTACTATGTCGACAAAATAAATAAAATGGCATTTGCTAGATTTATATTTCCTGAAAACAAAGAGGAGGTTTTGAATGAACTTCAACGAGCACTGGAATCAGGTAGGTAAGCACGCCTTTCTTGGTGCATCAAAATATAGCTGGATAAATTATGATGAAGACAAATTGATAGAGTCATACAGAAATTATTTGGCTGTGCAAAGAGGAACTGAACTGCATGCATTCGCTGCTAAGTGTATCGAGCTTAATCAGAAGCTTCCTAGAACTCAAGCACATTTGACACTTAATGAATATGTCAATGATGCTATTGGTTATAGGCTATCGCCTGAGCGTGTTTTATATTTTAGTGACAATGCGTTTGGTACAGCAGACTCTATATCTTTTAGAAACAATACATTAAGAATTCATGATTTAAAAACTGGAGTAACTCCTGCTCACATGGAACAGCTTGAAATTTATGCTGCTTTCTTTTGTCTTGAGTATAAGAAGAATCCAGAAGACATAATGATTGTATTAAGAATTTATCAGAACAATGATATAATTGAAGAAATTCCAGAACCTGGAGTTATTAGAGCCATCATGGCAAAAATAATATTGTTTGACAAACGTATACTTGATATTCAGAAAGGAGTTTAATAATGGATGACAATCAAGAGTTTCTAATGCATTATGGAACTCCTAGAAAATCAGGTAGGTATCCTTGGGGTTCTGGTGACAATCCTTATCAACATGAGAATTGGTTTGCTGGTTTTGATTATGGCGATGATGAATATGATAGAGAGCCTTGGTTCTGTGATGAAGTAACAAAGCTTGAAAAGAAAGGCTATAGTCAAAAAGAAATAGCAAAAATGCTGACACCTAAGAACAGTTATAAAACAACTGTTGCTGAAAGAGATAATCCTGAATTAGGAATCAAAAAGGGTGACAGGATATTTAAGTTTGATGAAAATGGTAAACTGATTCCGAAAGAAATGTCGGTAGATGAACTTAGATCTAGAAAATCAGTATCATTAAAAGCAAAAAAACAATCTGAAATTAATACTGCTTTAAAGTTGCATGAAAAAGGAATGTCTAATACTGCTATTGCAGAAAAGATGTTTGGAGATAAGTCAAAAGAATCTACAGTTAGAAATCTTTTAGCTCCTAATGCAATGGAAAAGGCAACAGCAATTGATAATACTACAGCAATGCTTAAGAAAGTAGTTGATGATAAGAAATATGTTGACGTTGGTAAATCTGCTGAATTATTGGCAGGTATTAACAGAACACAGTTAAAAACGGCAATAGCAAATTTAAGAGATCAAGGTTACGAACTTAAGTATATTCCTGTAAAACAAATTGCAATTCCAGGTCAAAAGACATCAGTACAAGTTCTTTGTCCTCCAAGAACAACATATAGTGAAGCTTTTAAAGCTGTTGTTGAAGAAAACAAACTTCAGACACTTGGTGAGTATCATTCAATTGATAATGGCAAGACTTGGCTTGGTATAAGAACTCCAGAATCCGTTGACTCTAAAAGAATTTATATTCGTGATGGATCGCATGGTGGACTTGAAAGAGATGGTCTTATAGAACTTCGTCCTGGAGTTCAAGATTTATCTCTTGAAAATTCAGCTTATGCTCAAGTTCGTATTGCAGTTGATGGAACACATTATATTAAAGGAATGGCTGTTTATAATGCAAAAGCGTTTAAAGACCTTCCTGAAGGAATTGATATTATTGTTAACTCTAAACATGATTCGACTGGCAAATATGAAAATAAACTTGAACATCTTAAACTGATGAAAGGTCTTGAACAAGATCCAAAAACAGGTAAGATAACAGGAAAAGTTGACAAAGATAATCCTTTTGGTGCATCTGTTAAATTGTCAGAAGAACAAGGCGAAGCAGATGCTAAGTTGCTTGCTGGTGGTCAGCATGAATACCTTGATATTCATACTGGAGAAAAGAAATTAAGTGCTATTAATAAAGTCAATGAAGAAGGCGACTGGTCTAAATGGCAAAAGACACTTGCTTCAGAATTCTTAGCTAAACAGCCTAATCCTCTTGCCAAAAGGCAACTCGATGAGGCAATCAAGCTTAAAGAAGACCAATTTGAGAGGATTAATCAGCTTACAAATCCAGCAGTTAAAAAAAGATTATTAGAACCTTTTGCTGAGAAGTGTGACTCAGATGCTGTTAGATTGAGAGCAGCAGCTCTTCCAAGACAAGCAACATCTGTTATCATCCCTTCAATGACACTTAAGGATAATGAAATCTATGCTCCTAATTTTAAAGATGGAGAAGAAGTAGTTCTTGTTAGATATCCTCATGGCGGAAAGTTTGAGCTACCTTCTCTTATTGTTAATAATTCTAATAGAGAATGCAAAGGACTTATTGGCAATAATCCTAGAGATGCTGTAATGATTAACAAGCATGTAGCTAATCAGTTATCAGGAGCAGATTTTGATGGAGATACTGTTATTGTAATTCCTAACAATAAGAAAGAAATAAAAGTACAAGATCCAAATCTTCCCGCTTTTGCTGGATTGAAAGATTTTGATACTGGCATTTATTCAAGACCAGAAGGAAGCCCAAAGCCTAAGCATCAAACATGCCAAATCGAAATGGGAAAGATTACAAATCTTATTACAGATATGCAGCAGTTTGGTGCTTCTCCTAGTGAAGTTGCTCGTGCAGTTAAACATTCAATGGTAGTTATTGATGCTGAGAAACATAACCTTGATATTCGTAGATCGTATATTGAGAATGGTATTCAAGCACTTAAAGATAAGTATCAGAGTGGTGGCGGAGCTGAAACAATTATTTCAAGAGCTAAGTCTCCTCAAATAATTAACACTAGAAGATTAGCTAGACAATCAGAAGGTGGACCAATTGATCCAAAGACAGGCGAAAAGCGTTACATCGAAACAGAAGAATATTATTCTAAGCCTCTTACTAAAACAGTAAAAGGTGAAAAGGTTCCTGTTACAGATGAGAATGGCAAAGCTGTTTGGGTACAAGAAAGAAGAACAATTAAGTCCACTAAAATGGCAGAAGCAAAAGATGCAAGCGAACTTTTGTCTGGACCAGATCATGTTGGTACTGAGATTGAAAGAACATATGCTAATTATGCTAATCAATTGAAAGCTTTAGCTAACAAAGCAAGAAAAGCATCACTTGAGATTGAGGATCAACCTTATTCAGAAGCTGCAGCTATTAAGTATGAACCTGAAGTTAAGTCTTTAAAGGACAAACTTAAAGTTGCATTAGTTAATAAGCCTGCAGAAAGAAAAGCTCAAGCTTTAGCTGGGTCAATCTTGAAACAAAAGATGAAAGATGATCCTTCAATCTCTGAAGATAAAGAAAAGAAAAAGAAATATGCTAATCAAGCAGTCTCTGGTGCAAGATTAATAGTTGGTGCAAAGAAACAAAACATTAATATTACACAAAGAGAATGGGAAGCAATACAAAAAGGTGCTATTAGAAAGTCTATATTGAAAGAGATACTTGACAATACAGACTTGGACATAGTAACTAAGTATGCTACACCTATAGATGAGATTAGTATTACACCCGCCCGTCAATCTAGAATACGGTCCCTCCTGGCAGCAGGACATACCCAGTCCGAGGTTGCTGAATTAATGGGTGTATCTGTATCTACTGTCAATAAGTATAAGTAAAGGAGGAAGTATGGAAAACGTAAAAGCAATTCTACTGTCTACCACAGACAATCCTTACAATCCCTTTACAGATTATGATAATTGGAGAAACTATGACCACCAGAAAGGATACTGTTGCGAAGAATTTGTAGCCCGTATGGCAAAAACAGACATAGAAATGCCTGCAACTTTATACCAACAGTTTGCAAATGATGCTATTAAAGAAATAATAGCACTCACAGCAGAGTATCCTGATCCTAGACTACCTGAAGGGGTAGAATACATTGCTATAGAGGAGCCCTAACATAGGGCATATGCCTCCTCTATATACTTTGGGCCGGGATTGTTAAGTCGTACCGCACCACGAAACTAACAGTCCCGGTCTTTAATTAAAGTAGCACAAAATAATTTAATGTTAAATAATAATTATTAATCATACATTATTACATGCATATAGATTACTATTGCTCTATAAAGCATGCCATATAAAAC